TCGAACAGCTTGCGGCCGGCGTACTGCCCTTCGAGGATGTCGACCTCGAGGTACAGGTACTGGCCGTGGCCGTCCTTGGTGACCCGCATCTCGCTGGCAACGATCTGGGCGAGATACTTGCCGGGCGGCAGGACCTCGTAGCCGGTGCTGGGCTCAATGGCGGAAGCGTCGAAGGTTTGACCGAATGAAGCCATGGTGTGATCTCCTTTTTCAGGTGCAGGTGGCGGGGGTTGCGGACGGAATGAGCATGGGTTGCAGGGCCTCGGGCATCGCCTGCGCGAAGGCAGACCACTCCAAGGGCAACGTATCGGGCAGGCCGTAGCGGTTCTTGGCGAGGAACGCCGGCCGCTCGCCGGTGTGGATGACGCGTTCGCCGGAGCCGACCGCGCGACTGACCTTCTTGTTGAAGCCGACGTCGGCCTTGACCGTGCTGATCCGGTAGTTGGCGAACAGCACCACGTCCGAGTGCTCCTGCAGGAGCGCGGCCGCGCGGGCGTGCAACTTAATGACGTAGCGGTCGTAAGGGTCGTGCTCGGGGCTGTCGAACCGCTTGATGTCCGTGTGAGCGATCTGCACGACGGTCATGCCCCGGTCGTCGCGCAGCGCGTTGAGCCCGTCGACGTACTGGCGCCACAGGCCCAGGCAGGCGACGTAGCCCTTGCCGTAGCCGGCGTCCTCGATCGAGTTCCAGCCGTTGTCGCGGCACGCCTTTGCCCAGACCAAGGGCTCCAGCCAGTCGACGCTGTCGATGACGACCGTAGCGAAGTCGTGCTGCTCGGTGTAGAGCGCGGCCAGCGCCTCGATCACCTCCTCGTAGGTTCGCGCCAGCGGGAAGTGCGCCGCCGGCAACATACCCAAGCCGTCCTCGGTCTGGACGAACACCGGCTTGTTGGCTTCGGCGGTGAAGGTGGTCTTACCAACGCCGGCCACGCCGTGAATCAGGATGCGCGGCGGCTTGGGCGCACCGGCACGGTTCAGTTGCGCGAGGGTGATGGCCATCAGGACGCCTCCCCGAAGTTGCTGTCGTTGGCAGCGGGGGGCAGTTGGCCGGCGTCGATGCGTTCCAGCTTGTAGAGCGGCTTCCCTGTCTTCAGCGTGCGCGCCGGCTCGAACAGCTTGCGGACCGCAGGCGGCCACGCGCCGTACTTCGCCTCGGAGATCTTGATCTCGACGCTGACGTAGTCATCGGGGTTCTCGCCCCATTTGCGCAGCGCTTCGACCGCGTCCTTGAGCTTTCGCTGGTCGTACTCGGGGCGCTTCGGCAGGTCGGCGACGACCATGTAGCCGTCGTCCTCGAACCGCACGGTGCCGGTGGTCTTGCCGGCCTCCTGGCGCAGGGACTGTGCACGTTCGCAGAAGCGGTGGTGCAGTACTGCCTGCAGGAGCTGCTTGTAGTGCCGCGCAGTTTCTTCGGCGGCTGTCACGCGGCGAATCAGGTGGTCGAGTTCGGCGAGAGACTGGGTTTCGAGATCTGCCAGATAAATCTGGCCGACCTCATCGAGAACGTCAGGTTCGGAGTTCATGGGGACTCTCCTTCAATGAGCGACAGGGGTTGCGGGGATAGCCGTGCCGTTACACGACGTGCGAATGCGGGTGCGAACTTCAGCGGGGGTTAGCCGGTTGCTGGAGCGCACAGCGATGTACCGGTAGTGACCGTCGGCGACCTTCAGGCTGTACAGGTGGACGAGGCCGAGTTCGCAGGCGATCCAGGCGCGACGCGCAACCGAGTGCAGGCGCTGGCGCTCCTTGGTGGGCAAAGTGCTGCCGGCCTCGGATCGATCCAGCATCAGGAAGCCCTCGTGGTACTGAATCGACTGACCGGCTGTGGCGCCGGACATCCAGTCGCAAAACTTCGGTTCGGTCAGCTTGTCCGGCGGCACGAGCACGGACTGCACTGCGACGCGTCCAACTTCGCGCCTCGGCTGCAAGTCGTTGCCGACGGGCTCGGCGGGTGATTTGGGATGCAACATCGGATCTCCAGGCATGAGTTGGCCTACCACCGGCGCCCAGGGGCGCGGCGTTCAAGTTCGTTGAAGATTTCTACCGAGCGAGGGGGCTGGTTTTCTCAGCCACCCCTTAGTCGGTCAGGCAGCGGGCCGAATGCCGAACATGCGCAAGTGCATCTGCAGGTCGGCGACGCGCCGATAGAAGGTGGCGCTCGGCAGGCCGGATGCTTTGGCAGCGGCCGGCAGTTCCTGGTGCAAGGCCAGCAGACGGAACAGCGACGCCTGCTCTTCGCTCATGTACGCCAACGCGACCTCAAGGTCGTGAAGGCAAGCGGAGTCTGAAAACAGATCGTCATCAGCCGACCACGACGCGCCGTCTTGGACCCAGGCAGCGCGATCGGATGTCGCCTCGTCGTCATTGGCAGCGTCCTGCGTCAGGTCGAGGCCGTGAAGGGCGCGGTCGACGGACAAGACGGTGCCCGTGTCGATGTCTTCTCCCGGCGCGAACACCATGCGCTGCCGGTCGGTTTTGCGTGCACCCAGGAACTCAGCCGTGCGGTGCGCAGACACCATGCCGGTGAACGTACCGGGCGCCCCGCGTGCGGGGTCGAATTGACCCTTGCGCTCGTAGATGTCGAGGAGGATTTCCTGGAACAGGTCTTCACGCTCTGCCGAACTGAGACCGGCGGTCATTCCGCCCCGGTAAGAGCGGGTCTTCGCGGCATTGAGCGCGCTGAGGTAGAACGGATCGTTGGCGGCCTGAGTCATGCGGGCGCGGCGCCCGGCATTGGCCCTGCCACGGCCCGCCGGCGGGGGCGAATTCGTTGCTCCGTTTTCATCGTGAATGGTCGTCATGCTGAGTCCTTATTCGTGTTCTTGAACATGCAGCCATTCCACCGGAGACCCCTCCTGAAATCACCGCACCTGCGGTCGCGCGCACCGCACCTGCGGTGGCTCGACTCGTGTTGGCCTATGGATCGAGGCTCCTTTTCGCCGCCGCGAATTTCTCCTCCAGGCCCCGCTTTGAAATGCCGGGCTTGTTGCCAAAGGAGGCGACCAAGGCGTCGATGACCGCGTTGCGGCTGTCGAACACCGAGTGAGATTTACCGGCGGGCGTCTTCCCCATGAACAGTTCCACCATGGCCCCGATGATGTTCAGGTACGTGGTCTCGGCACGCGGGCCCGGGTTCTTGGGGTTCTTGATTTGCTGCTCGAGGGCGGTCTTCTCTGCCAGGATCTCGTCGCGCTCGACCCGGAGCTTGCGGTATTCGTCCGTGGCCTTTTCGATCCGGGTCTTCAGCGCGTCACGGTCTGCCTGGAGCGCCCGAAACGACTCGGCATTGATGGCCGCATGCGTGTTGCGCTCGACCTCGTCGAACAGGAACGACGGCTTGTCGGAGGGGAACTGCGCGGCAATCCATTCCTTGAGGTGCTGCCGGGAGACGTGCCGGCGTTCCGGAGCGACGTGCTCTTCGACGATCCGACCGTTCTCGCGGCTGCAAGGCAGCAGCCCTTTCTCGATGGCGTCGTGGATCGCGCGGCACCGAGGCTCCAGGCACGGGATGAAGGGGTGGCGAAAGATGCCACGCGCCGGCTGGCTGGTCATCGCAAGGTTTTCTTCGACCTCGCCCGCAGGGATCCCGCACCACAAGGCGGCCGCGACCTGCACTGGATAGACGGTGAAGTAAGCCTGTACCGCCTCGCAGCTGTCGTTTTCCCATGGTTTGCTCATTGCTGAATCTCCCCCGACATTTACGTTTGCTCGTGTATTCCTCGCGCTCGCCCCTGGACCGGGCCTGCTGGCTTTGCGGTTCAAGCCTCAGCCGCCTTCGCAGGCGCCGGCTCCATGTCCTTGGCCCCGATCTCGATGGCGCGGGTCTGCAGTTGCCGGAAGGTGTTCTCCTGGATGCGGTCCTTCAGGTCCCAGACCACCTTGTGCGGGTTGAACAGCAGCACGTAGTGGTAGGCGCCGGCAGGTCCCTCTTTGGCGTCGATGAAACCCAAGTCGACCAGCAGGCGCATCCGGTCCTTCCAGGTGCTGAGCGCGCGCTCGCCGGAGAAGCCGGCCTCCGCCGCCAGCGTCATCGGGTTGTCGATCACCAGCAGGGAGTGGTCAAAGGTCCGACACCACAGGACGAAGTAAGCGCGGCCAGCCGGCTTGTTCTTCGACAGCGCGTCGATGATGTTCATGATCAGCGGCAGCGTGCGCGGGATCGTCGTGAAGCCGCTGACCGACTTGCGGTTCCACAGCTTTTGCTCATCCAGGTCTGGCCAGCAGCTGTCGCGCAGCGCCTTCGCCTTCTCCTGGGCCTTGGAGACCTTCTTGGCTTGTTGGGTGGTCATTGGGCAGCTCCGATGTTCGTTTTCCGATGCTTGAAATTCTAGGCCGACCGGGGTCAACTCGGAAGGAGAAAAGCACTGCAATCGGCGCTCAGTGAGCGCCCGTTATCGTGAACTCAAACATTGAGTAGAAATTTTCCACGGACTATTCGCGCGTCCAATCCCGCCGAAACTAGTGGTTATCTCATCGCATAGTCATATAAATCAACGACTTAGCGATTTTTCCCTGTACTCAATGTACTTAGTGATCTGGTCTATCTAAGTATTCTTAGTTGTCGTGTGCCGACCCGGGGTGGGCCGGTTTGGCAAGCGACGAGGGTTTTCGGCACCCAAAAGGTCGCCTCGCGGCTCCTGAGAAACCGGCTGGGGCCGGCCGGTATGAACCTGCATGACCAGACCGCGCCGCTCCCCATCCCCCTCCCGCCCTGATACGGGCCGCGCCACGCAGGTCGTCGGCTCCATCCTGGCCATGGGCGTGATCCGCCTCATCGAGGAGCAGAAACGCCTTGATAGCCTGACCGAACAGCGCGTTAGTACGGGTGTCCCGACTACCAAGGAGAACCACCGTGACTGACACCATCGTGGCCCGTGTGGCCGCCCTCAGAACCGCCGACGCTGCCGAACTCAAGCAGATGTGGCGGGACCTGTTCCAGCAGGAGCCACCGCCATTCAACCGCCGGTTCCTGGAGACGCGTCTCGCGTATCGCGTCCAGGAACTGGCATACGGGGGCCTCAAGCGCGAATCGATCAAGCGTCTGGAAAAGCTCGGCGAGCAGCTCGACGGCGGCAAGAACGAGGTGCGCCGGCGGCGTGCCGACAACCGACCAGTCGCCGGCACCCGGCTGATCCGCGATTGGCAGGGCGTGCCCCACGAAGTCATCGTCGGCATCGACCACTTCGAGTACCAGGGCCG